TCGTGAGTTTGCCATTATCCAAATCCGCACGGACATCGCTTTTCACACGATCATGTAGAACGGCGCGCCTGCCAGGGCCCGGCTTCTCCAGTGACAGCGCGGCCTTATGCGCCGCATCCGCATCGGCCAGCCGCTTGGAATGCGCCCGATCCGCCGGATCCTTACCGGCCGCAGGTCGAATTTGATGAGCAAGGCCATCCGATCCCGCGGTTTGATCCGTACCGGAACGGCCGCTTAGTCGCGTTAATCTGCTCCCCGGCTGTTTCGAGAGTGCAATGGTCAAATCACTAAAAGTGTGGCAACGCGAAGCACAGCAAAGAAAGCAAACCACAGCGCAAGCTGACAACACCCAAGCGTAGCATCGGGTTATCGATGCGATCAGCGCAGGGTCAATAGCACATGCAAAAGCTACGCGGCACCGGAACAACATTCAGCACTAGCGGTAAACGCTGGCAACCGTTCATGCTCAATCCCAAAGTGGCTAAGCGCAACGCTAAACTGCACAGACTGCTCAAATCCGGCAAGCTTAAACCCATGAGCAAAGAGGAAATGCGCCAAGCGTGCATTGCTGCCGTTAAGCCACAGCAATAACTATGCAATTATGGACAATCTGCCACAAACCGCGCCATTGCTGCGCCGTGATGTACCAATTCCGCACAATAAACCGCGCCGAGCAGTACGATTGCCGGTCAAACTGCAAACAGCACTCAAAGCAATCATCTGGGATGGCCAAGACCTTCAAGGCGCAGCACAGACCGCGCAATTAACAACACATGCAGTCCGATGCGCTTTGAACAAACCCCACATCATCTCATGGATGAAAGCCGAACGGGAGGTATTCAGAGCTTACGTGTCTGCGCAAAACATTCATCGCGCTGTCGAGATCAGAGACGCTGCAGACAACATGCCAGCTGTGAATGCGATGAAGTTCATCGAAGAGCCGAGCTCGGAGCAAACAAACAAACCTGCAAGTGCTTCGCCAGGCATTACAATTCGTTTGGTCAATGTTGTTGCTAACGTTGATACGCCATTAACGATCGAGCCAGATCCGCCCATGACCATCCCGAATTCCAGCGATGAGCCGACCGGGGGGGAAAAACCATGATTTCAATCGCGCTCCTAATCCACGCCTACACATTTTGTCCTTGAATTAGCGGAGTGTGTGAAAATGGGAACTGTTGAAAAACTTGAGGTTGAAAAGTTTTGGGAGCCGGAAATCGGTTCGCTGGTTTTTCTCAATTCTGGCAGTCCGGCAATGACGGTTGTCGGTATTTACGGTTCTGAAAATTCGGAGGATGGCAGCGACATTTGGGTTGCGCTTTGTTGGATTTGTGCTGGCAAGCTTGAGAAGGTTGATTTGCCGCTTCGGTGTATTCGGGCAGACATGCCGATATTTGGCGAGGGATCATAAAAAGTGGGCGCTGAGAATATTTGGGCTTGGGTGGCATTTGAGTTTTTTGTGGCTGTTGCGATCAGCGGATTTTTGGTGAGTGTTTGTTTGGTGGTGGTTTATGCAGGTGAGAGCCGCGATAGGAGGCGACCATGACGATGGGTCTGCTGTTCTGGATACTGATGCTGCTTTGGCTCGTGTTTGGAGTCTGGTGGAATTGGCCTAACCACTATGCGGTCGGCGGCAATGTGCTGCTGTTTGTGCTGTTGGTCATTCTTGGCTGGCATGCTTTTGGTGCGCCGGTTCACGGTTGAGACATGGGCATTAGTTCCGGCCTTTCGCTGTGTACGTCGATCGCGTTACTGGCGATTTGGGCGATTGTGTTTTGGTATGTTGCCGGCTGGATCGGGATGTCGGAGCGGGCGACGTTGATTGTTCGTGTGCTGATTGTTGCTGTTGCGGTGATGATGTCGCTGCAGGATATTGTCGGGAGCGGTGGAGTTCAGTCCAGCGGCGGCGGCAGCACTATGCACTACACGCAACCGAACATCATCGCGCCGGAAAGGCGGTGAGCCTATGAGCATCGGTCTTATCCTGCTGATCATTGTGATCATAGTTTTGGCTGGCGGTTTCAGCGGCATTGGTGGCGGCATCGGTTACGGCTATGGCGGCGGCGGTATCGGCATTGTCGGGGTGATCCTGATTATCCTTGTCGTGCTGTTGCTGATGGGCCGGCTGTGAGTGTCGGCGATGCTTTCGCGGCGTTTCTTGCGGCGTTCGGGCTTGCCTACATCGCGCAAGGCTTTCACGCGCGGATCAAGGCGGAACGCGACCGCAAGGCGCGGCTCGAATGGTTTAGACGGCGATGAGCAAGTTTGATTTGGAGCGGTTTCGGCGTGGCAATAAGCGCGAGCCGGTCATTCCGAGCCTGATGACGGCGGCTGTGATTATTGTTGTGGTTGCGGCGATCGTGGCGATTGTCTCGGTATTCGGCAACTGACATGATTACTGTTTTCGAGAGAATTCCCGACTACTTCATAGAGCGCTATAACGATGAGTTGTGCGCCTGGGGCAAGAACTTTGCCAAGATCGGGGTGGTCAAATCGATCATGTTGCGGGAGGGGGTATTTTCCGATTCCTCGCCGAACGAGGAACAGGGCGCCAAGCTGATGGTGGTGCGGCTCCTAGCGCGGATGAGCCGGCAGTCGAGGCGGGTCACGGTTTGCCCGTTTTCCGACATGGATGAGCAGTTGATTGCCAAGCATTGCGAGAAGATGGCCCGGTTGAACATTTCGCCGCGTGCATTGCTGAGCGAGCCGAAACGGCCTTGGCTGCCGTTCATGCCCAGGATTGACAAGTTCAATGGCGGCTGACGTGCGATGACCGCCTTGCGCTTTCGCCGGCAATGGCGGCAGTTCTTGCTGGCGCGATGGGAGAAGCGATATGCCGCTGACCGCAAAAGGAAAGAAAATCCTAAGCTGCAAACTGTGCCGCCGGATATTTGCCACGACCGATGGCTTGATTCACCACGTCCAGCGCAGCCACGCGAAGGAGCTCGCCGATGCCCTTGACCAAAAAAGGCAGAAAGATCAAAGCGGCGATGACATCGGAATACGGCGCCAAGAAAGGCACGTCGGTGTTTTACGCCTCGATCAACAAGGGCAAGGTCAAGGGCGCTGAGGCTGGCGGTAAGGTCCGCTCGGGTCAGGTCGCGCATCCAATGCAGCATGCTAGGAGTGCTGGCGGCGGCCGCTGGTCATAACAGGAGCAAGACCATGAGCACTTACGACAAGGTTCGCGCTTTCATGAAAAGCAAGTTCGGCCATACCGATGGTGAACAACCGGCGGCCGGTGCCGGCTCGCATCGCTCGGGCGGCTTCCAAGACTTTCACGACTATGATGGCCTTGGCGTGTTCAAGGGCGGGGTCTCCGTGCTCGCCGGTCGCGGCAACCACAGCCTGTCAAAGACGATGAATGAACGCGGCTCGGGCGAGGTCGGCAACGATAGCTCACCGCCGCATGGCGAAGTGGAAATGTCGCAAGGTTCCAACGACAGCCCAAATCGCGCGCACATCAAGCGCGGCCGCGAGCTGGCGCAAAGCACAACACGCCGCGGCGGTGCGACGCATCCGATGCAGCACGCCAAGAGTGCCGGCAAGGGCCGCTGGTGAACCCTCCGCTGCGACAGGTTGAAATGGTAGTGGTTTGGTATCCTGTGCCGCCACACTTCGTGGTCAAGTCGATGACTAACACAACGTGGTTTAAGCCAGGGCAGGTGTTGGAGGTTGGGGAGGTCGAGAAGTGTTGTCAGTTGAATAATTGGAAAGTAACCATGCTCGATAATGAAATAGTACAGGCATTGTTAGGTTTTGTCGGTGCGCGGGTAGGCGGGATGGTGCCTTGAGCTCTGGCCACCGCGGCACCGATGCGGCGCCGGTTGGCGCGGTAGTTCGCATGATTCAGCGCGAGCCGGGCTTGCAGTATTTCATCGCCCGCTTTCGCCCGGTCAGCCGCAAGTTTTTGGTGCCCTATGGTGCCGGCTCGGCGATGGACGGCGGCATGACCTATGTCGACGAAGGCGTGCCGGAACGGTTCAAGATGGGGGTGGAGGTCGACAAGTATATTAGCGGCCACGAAGGTTTCGAGTGGTGGCTGATGACTAGGCGCGACAAGAAGTATTGGGTCGGCCCGGTATCGGCCTCGGCGCATTGGTGGGCGACCGGGTATGAGCACATGCTGCTCAAGCTCGATGGCTGGTCGGACGATGAGATCGAGGCTTACGAGGACGAATGGTTGACCTATGTGAGCCATGACGAAGCCGAGCGCATTTCGCCCGACACCGTGCCGCCGGACCTGTTCACTGGCGCGTATGAGGAAGCCGGCGACAGCGACGCCGCCGAGGATGCCGAGGACAAGAAGATCCTGCCGATCCTGATGGCCGCCCGTGCGCGGTTGGTGCCGGTGCGGGAAGTCAATGTGGTGGCCTGATGCCAACCGAATTTGACATTGCTGTTCCTAGCAAGCTTGCCGAATTTATAACGTCAAAAAACAGCATTGACATCATTCAGGGACCGTTAGGTTCCGGTAAGACCTATGCGCTGTGCTTGCGGATCATGCGGCATGCCCAGGAGCAGGTGAAATCCCCGCTCGACGGTATCCGCCACACCAAGTTTGCCATTGTTCGTAACACTTTTCCTGATCTGCGCCGCACCGTAATGGACACTTGGTTGCGGCTGTTTCCCGAGCAGATTTATGGTCGCTTTGTTTCCGGTGCCGTCATGGAGCATCGTATTCGCTTCGGTGATGTTGAATGCACGGTGCATTTTCTGTCGCTCGATAAGGACGAGGACGTGCGCAAGCTGCGATCGGGCGAATATACCGGCATCGCGTTCAACGAATTATCATTTATGATCCGCGAGCTATTCAATGAAGCGCGCTCGCGCATTCGCTTTCCGCCGCCTGAACATGGCGGCCCTAATCCGTGGGGTGGTGTGATCGCCGACACTAACGCGCCGGACGAGGATCATTGGCTTGCGATAATGACCGGGCAGGTTGAATTGCCGCCAGGATTAACTGCCGATGAGCGGGCGAGTTATGTTTGGCCGCCATCTTGGGGCCACTATATGCAGCCGCCGGCCCTGATCGAGCAGCGTGGTGCTGATGGCACGGTGATTGGCTACAAAATAAATCCGCAAGCGGAAAATCTACAAAACCTTCCGCCAGGCTACTACAACAATCAAATTATCGCCCAAGAAAAGTCATGGATCGATTCACGTCTGATGAACCGCATTGCCTTGGTGATCGACGGCTCGCCGGTGTGGCCGATGTTCAATGTTGAAACCCACATTGCTCGCGAAGCTTTGCGTCCGGTCCAGGGGCATGATGTTATTATCGGGGTTGATTTTGGCCGTACCGCTGGCGTGGTGTTCATGCAGATGATTGGCAACCGGATTTTCGTTCAGTACGAATTAGTTTGGCAGAATCAATCGACCAGCGAGATTGCGCCCAAGGTCAAGAAGTTTCTGGCGCAGCACTATCCTGGCTATAGCTACCGCGCCTATGGCGATCCCAAGGGCAACGACAAGGGCGTCAATGATGGCCGGACCGGCTACGAAATTTATATGGCAAACGGCATTAAAATTGATGCGCCGCCGGGGCTCAAGCAGAACATGATCGCAACCCGTGTCGATGCGGTGGCAAGCGTGCTTAATGAAATGGAAAGCGGCCGACCGCGGTTTTTGCTCTCCCCGATTTGCCGCACGCTTAAAATAGCGATGGCCGGCCGCTATCATAACGAGCGCGATGATGAGGGCGAGCTCAAGCCGTCGAAGGACCGTTATTCGCACATCGCCGATGCGCTGCAATATGCCTGCCTCGGTCTTGGCGAAGGCCGCCGCATGATTGGGCTAAAACCGTTAAGCGAAATGGTGCCGATGCGGGTTTGGCACGGTCGCAAATCGATGCGTCGCGTGACAGCATGAAACCGATCGAACTCCCCGGCGCGATCGAACCCTATCAGTGGTTTGTGGTTTTTCATCGCACCGGGCCAAATTGGTTTATCGATTGGCTCATTCCCGGCGAGTTCAAGCATGTGTCAGCATTCGCTTATTGCGCCGGATTTGCGCTGTGGCTTCTTTACAATACCGAATTGAACGTGACCAGGTTGCAATTACTGCCGCATAACGACCGTACTATCACGGCACTCACCGCCTATATGCGCGACTGTATGGTTCTCAAGGTCGATAAGAATTACAGCACGCGGTTTGGCCTGACGTCGCGGATCGGCTTTTACTGCGTGCCTGCAATAAAGCATTTGCTTGGGGTGCATTGCGTAAGTCCGTTACCCGATGGCCTTTATCGGGCCATCCTCCGCAATGGCGGTCAATGTATCAATGAGCCAGCCGTCAGCCCCGCAATTGCCGACCGACCCGTTGCTGGCGACCGAGCAGCAGCAGGCGCAGCAATCGCTCATCGATAATTTGCAAGGCCAATCGCAATCGGACATGGCGAGCCTGATGGCGCGCTATGGCACCCAATTGGCGATGGCCGGCACCAATATCTCGCCGCTCACCGGCGGCATTCAAGCCGTGCCAGGTAAAACCTGATGGCTAGGAAACCGCTCACACCGGAGCAAAAGGCTCGGTCTTGGGAACGGAGCAAGGCGTGGTATTGGGCGCACCGTGATTTTTCGTTGGCTAGAAGCAAAGCTTGGCGTGAGAAAAATCGAGAGAAATGCGTAGCCTATGATCGAGGTCGAACGATAGAATTTAGTAAGGCATGGCGGGTCAAAAACAAAGAATACGCCAATGAGCAGCGAAAGGCGTGGCGGCGCGCAAATCCAGAAAGAGTAAAAGAACAAAATCGCGGGCGCTATATTAAACGCCGGAAGCGAATTTTAGACCGGCTAATGATATTGCAAAAGAAACGATGCGCATATTGCGATCAAAAGCTAAATGCCTCTGCCCACGTTGACCAAATTATCCCGCGCAGCAAAGGCGGTACGGATTGCTTGTCAAATTATCAATTGACCTGTGCATCGTGCAATAGCCGTAAGAACGACAAGCATCCTATCGATTTTGCGCGCTCTATTGGGATGTTGCTCTAAATGGCTGACACAACCAATGCGACCCAAACAGAAGCTGTTTCGACCGGGGAAAGTAGGAGCCTGGAACAGATAGCCGTAAGTAGGCTTGCTGCTTGTAGAACATGGAAAAGTTACATTGAGCTGGATCTGAAAGAGGCTTACTTCTTCACTGCCCCAAACAGACAACGCCAGATTTCGTCTGCGGTCATGCCGTCGCAAGCGCGCATGCTGGACGCGCCCGATCTCAATACCGACGAAGCGTTCATTATGTGCGAGGATTTTGTCACCGAGATTGTCAACGCATTTTTGCCCGAAGCCCTGCCGTGGGTGCGCCGCGGACCCGGCATGGACTTGCCTCGAGGTGTCTGGGACAGGGTAAAGGACCAGATGGCGGAGGACGACAAGAAGATTTTCGAAGCGATCAAGGCATCGAATTTTTATGCCGAGATTCCCAAGGCATTCTATCCCGACTTGGCTATCGGCACTTGCGCGATGTGGATCCAGCGCCCGGACCCGTCACAGCCGATCGTTGTTTCGGCTATCCCGCTACGTGAACTTGAAATCGATCTTGGTCCCTACGGCCAAATCGATACAAGGTTTGCGGTGCGCTACACCCGCAATCATTACGTGCGCGAACTTGTCGGCGAGGAAATCTGGAACAAGATGCCGGCGGACCAGCGCAAGGTTTATGACGACAAGCCGAGTGATCGGACCCAAGTGATTTGGGGGTTCTGGCGCATTTGGGACGATAAATCGGATGAGTGCTGGCAGGCCGTTGTCTTGGAAAAAAACAAACTTCTGCACGACGCGGTATTGAAGGGCGAAGGCTCATGCCCGTTGCAAGTGACACGGTTCAACCCGACCGCCGATTGGCCGCACGGTCACGGCCCGATGTATCAAGGCCTACCGACATTCCGGCAGATCGATGAACTCGAATTGATGCGTTCGGAGAATTCAGCGCTGTCGATCCGGCCGCCGATCACCTACCCGGACGACAGTTTTGCCGCAGTCGAGCAGGGCG